CGCCGACCTGGGCGTGGGGGGCAGAACGGAATTCTGGGGTGGTCACCCGGACGTTGGGGAAACCCGGCGGGCTACAGACCAACGCTTTACGTACACAGGTGGCTATGGCTATCTACAGAGGAATGGCGTTTCGGCGCCGCGACGTTTCAATGTTGTACGAAACAAACTGCCAATTCAATGTGAGCGACGTGGAAGATTGGATGTGGGAGCGCGCTCGTACGAGGGACGGCTTCTGGCAAATTGTTATTCCGTTGCGCACTGGTCGCACTTCACTGTTCGGATGTGTAAGTGGCGGCAAAGAAGAGGTGGTTTACAAGAGGGTGAACTTCTCACAGAAGGAGTTTGCTCTCTTGGAAAAGGTGGTTACCAATCAGGTGTATGCGGAGTCCAAAGCGAAAGTGTACAGGGCAGTCGTTTATCAACGCTCGTTGCAACTTTGGGACTCAGGGGACGAGGACGACGTTACGATGCGTACCCTCGGAGCATGGGCTGTGTCCTATTACAAGTGCCAGGCTAACAAGTTTTATACTGAAGACGGCTGTGCACCATGGCGGTGTTTGGCAGGAGGCGAGCACAAGTATAGGACACGGCTGGTGAAAATAGGAAAACCCGACACCACCACCAAAGCGGAGTCACCAGCGAGTGACGACGAGGACACACGAGGACAAAAGAACAAGTTGGGATATCAGAAGAAAGGTGCAGATTATGTTAATGAGCATGATGGCGGAGGAAACGATGATAAAGACTCAGAGATCCGGGCCACCGTCCAGGGACGTGTGGTGCATAAGGAATGCGGCATTGGAGTCGTGGGCCAGACAACGAACGATGCGGGTAGGAAACAGATTTGCGGAGTGTTGTCACAGCCCACGTCGGTTGAACCCAATGTTTACGCCCAGGAGCTGCTGAACGCGATCAAGGCGATAGAGGAGAGAATCAATAAGAAGCAGCGGCCTTATGCAGGGAGTGCAGCTGATGAGCTGAAAATTAAACGCATGGTCTATCAATCTACCCACGGAAAACGCAACGCCCCTTTTTCAGCGAAGAAGGTGCTAGATCTGATCCACACATTGGTTTACGAGGACATAAAGTCCAACAAATGGACTGAAGCGCGTGTGGCAGATGCGATAGAAGGGCTGTGTAGGGAGATCGACCCGACGTTCAAACTCAAGGCATCGGTAAAACTTGAGCCCATGCCGGAAGAAAAGGCCCCACGATTGTTGATAGCAGATGAAGACCGGGGCCAAGTAATGGCACTCATGACAATTTACTGCATTGAGTCACTCATCAAGAAACACTTCCCCGAGAAGGGTATAAAAGGCCTTGCCAAGAAAGACGCTATAAAGCGGGTGATGAAAGCGTGCAGGGTACCGAGAAAGCAGGCGAAGAAATTAGTAACGATCTTCGAAGGAGATGGGTCCGCTTGGGACACAACGTGCAGTGCAAGCATTAGGGAACTCGTCGAGAACCCCGTTATAAACCATGTTGCGAACTTGGTCAACGGGTTCATGAACGCCACACCGCAAACTTGGGCGGAGGCCCATGCTTCAGTGTGTGCGCAGGAGAAGCTGGATATCACCTACTCAAAGAATAAGGAGTTCCAGAAGATCGTCATAGATGCCATAAGGCGTAGCGGCCATCGCGGCACGTCTTGCCTAAATTGGTGGATGAACTTCGTATGCTGGCATTGCGCAGTTTTCGAAGATCCGGAGCATTTTCTCGACCCGTCACACCGTTATGGGAAAGACGTGACGGGGGTGATGCGCTGGATGAACAGTGCGTTTGAAGGCGACGACTCATTCCTAGTGACCTCACCAAACATTGAGGCAGGTAAGGGCTTGCATGTGAGCATACTCCAGTTTTGGGAGAGGATTGGGTTCAACATGAAGATAGAAATAAGAGACAAACGCGCATTGTTCGTAGGGTACTATATTGGCCTGGACGACGCGGGCCCAGTATTCGATGAGCAGAAGAACGAGTACATGATGGTACCAGAGGTAGATCGCTGCTTTTCTAGAGCAGGCACGAGCTGCTCCCCTTCGATGATCGAAGCCTTTGAAGCAAACAACCGCGAGAAGTGCATTAGCTTAGCCGGTTCCGCGGCCATGTCGAGAGCTTACGAGTTCGCTGGCTTGGCGCCGACCATTTCAGAGAAGTTCTTGCAGTACGCGGTTGCGTGTGATTTTGAGATCACACACGACCTCAAAATGAGGACAAACCAAGAGTTTGACGACAAGAATGAGCTTGTCGACCACATCAGAGCTCTTAACGCCACGTGCCAAGTCGAAGACAAGATTCTGACATCAACCGGATTCTGGAGTAGTGACCAGGAGAAGAATGTCTTCACGGATTACATGTGGGATTACGACCAACTTGGAGACTGGGAGGGCTTTAGGAATAGCCTCCCGAAGTCGTGGCGCCAGTAGGCGCCACGCAACGTGTGTCACAGAAACAGGTAAACCGATGCTGTACGAGCCTAATTCAGGCACTTTGCCTGGTTAGTCCCAGGACCACAGGAGGAAATGCCTGTGGTGAGAGAGGAAAGAGCACAATGCAACAAACCGGGGTTTGCCCCCCCCCTGCCGGAGTGCTCCGGGCGTAGGTGGAGTCCGCCCGTTGACCGAGGCTTATTCTTCAACACTTGAGCTGCCCAGCTTGAGTGGCGAGCCTGCTGATATTGTATTCCGGGATATCTGAGGTGAAAGTCGTGGGAGCGGGGGATTTAGTCACCTCCGTGGTTTAGCCACCTTAACTCCTACTGAACGGGGCCTAGGCTCCTTGGCACGCCTAAGGCGTGGCAACACTGGCTACCGACCGGAGACGGGCGGATAGTTGGAAGCCCCGAATGGAATGGCTGCGATGCGACCTGGCGCGAAGGTGTGGTTCATGCGAAGTACCAAGAGGGAACGGAAAGGCGTGGACAACAGCGCACCATATCAATCCAGGGCCATGTATTAAACCGACAAGCTTTCCCTAGTGAACCTCTCATGTTGAGACGGGGTCGGTAGGCATGTACGTGCCCCGACCGGGCAGGGTCGATTCCCGTAAGTCCTTGTGGTGAGACATCACCCGTTGCTGATTGATCCCTATTCATATTAAGTTCACTAGCCTCCTTTCTTGAGCGGGGGGCGTCAAGGGGCGGCCTGATCAGCCGCGGCACAATCTTGAGCGGAATATCATGGTTGACTGTGGGTTCCAATCCCACCGGGCAATGTATATACACTAAAACCTAGTGTCATTTTGGCGCAGGTGACCTGGTAGTACCTACCACGGAGGTCACATCTTGCTTATTCAGGACCGACAGTCTGTTTTGCCATGGCGAAGAGCGGCAAACAGAGCAACAACAACAGCAAGCCCAAGAGGGTGTTGAAGCAGCAGATGAAGAGACGCGGAGGCATTCGAGCGAATGCGGACAGGGCGCTCGGACAGGGCGTCGGGCGTGTCACGAAGAAGGCGTTTGGAGACAAGGCACAGAAGGCAGGGAAGAAGTACACACTAGCATGCTGGGACGCCAAGCTGCCCATGCACCTAGCCTTACCACGTGCCGTGGGACCTTACACCACGATCAGGACCACAGTGAGGTTCCAATCCGCCTCGATGGCGTTGTGTTTCGGAGCATTCTGGGACACGAAGGCGTCAAATTGGACAAACACGGCGTGTTACAACGCGGTAAACGCTGGTAACCCGATCAATGCTGCCAACAACACACAAACCATCACGTACAACCTCGACGGCCTGGGCCCAGCAACCACACTGGTGCCCTCGGCGTGCACAGTCCAGGTAATGAACCCCAATCCATTGCAGGCTACGACAGGCATTTGTTACGCTGGAGTTTCAAATGCGCAGTTTGCCTTTGATGGGGACACTTCCAGGTACGATGATCGGTGGAGCCAGTTTGTTCAGTTTCAGGATCCCCGGATTCTGTCAGCTGGCAAGCTTGCTCTTCGAGGAGTGCAAATGAGTAGCTATCCACTTAACATGTCTAGAGTGTCTGAGTTCGCACCGTTAACGTCCGAACCTAATGCTCTAATCACATGGGATAGTACTGCACCGACACTCTCTGGGTGGGCACCCATTGCTATGTATAACCCATCTGCCATTCCATTGGAATATCTTGTCACCATGGAATGGCGGGTGCGATTCGACATATCAAACCCAGCGGCTGCTGGCCACACTCACCATCCTGTCTCCACTGACTCACTGTGGGACGACTTGATGAGGCAAGCCGCGAGCAAGGGAAACGGGTGTTTGGATATCGTGGAAGAAGTAGCCAACCACGGTTAAGTAGATTGTTGCGTCCTTTAGGAGCGATTTGCGACCCTGCCGGTGGGGACTGTACAGCATCGGACACGAGGCCTTCGGGCTTGCACCGCCTGGGCTTAGTCAACCCGGGTTAATCAAAGTCCATTGGCATAAGACTGATGGCAACCAACTGATTGACGATCACAA